GTCTTTGGCAGAACAGTGATTATTCAGAACAACTTTCCAGATAGCCACCCCAAAACCAGAAAGGCATGACCGATCTCGAACGCATTCAAACCCGCAAAGACTGGGAAGCCCGACTGGCCCGGCAGACGCCGCATGCGGTGTATCAGCCGGTTGAAATCGACTGGGCGCAGCCGTGGGATGAAGCGGGATGCACGCTGCGGATGCGCGAGCGGCTGGCGATTGATGAGGCTTTTCTGAACGATCTGCGCTATCACGAGCGGGTGCAGGAAATGCGGGTGACGTGGGAGCAGGTGAAGCAGTGGGAGGAGCTGCGGAAATCATGGATTAAGCGGATGGCCAAAGATCCGTTCCAGTTTGGTTGGATTAGCGAATACTTCCGACCCATTCTGGTCGAACTGTGCCGCAAGCGGCTGGCGCATCCGGGGGAAGTGCTGGAAATGCTGGTGACGGGCGGGAATCGCCCTGGCAAAACCAAGACGCTGCTGCATTTGGCGGATTGTAATTTCATCTATGCACCCAAACCGCCGGGATTTGAGCACGATGAAACCTGGCAAGGACAGGTGATGGTGCTGCATGAGTCGGAGAAGATGTCACGGCTGTGGCATCACCCAGAAATCTTCAACCATCTGCCGGCCGATCTCAAAGCGCAGGCGCGGAAGAAATCGACCGTGGATACCGCTTTCAACTACAACGCCAAGGGCTTCACCAATGACTGGTTCCAGGTGCTGGTGGAAGTGACCGACGAAGAAGGCCGGGCCTTTGCGGGCGGTGGCAAATTTGAAATGCGCAACTACGGGCAGGAGGAAGACACGTTTCAGGGCGGTGAATACAACACCATTTTGAGCGATGAATTGATCCCGCCCACGCTGGTGAAGACGCTGAACGCACGTTTGGCGTCCCGTGTGGAGATGACGCGCGAGCCGTGGTTTGTGGCACGCATTCAAAAACTGCTGAAGCTGCTGGAGTCGGGCGAGCCGTTTCATTTGATCCATCGCGCTTTGCTGGGTGCCGTGCTGCAAGGCGTGCATGTGATCGCCTTCACGCCGATCAAGGGCTACACCGCCACGGTAAAGCTGTTCTTGGCTGGTGCGCGGAAATACGGCTGGGCAGACGCGCCCGTGCTCAAGACGATGGCCGGAGCGCCCAGGACGCAGGTGCCACGCTTTGCGCAGCCGGTGGACCCGCTCCGCCTCGTGGCCTATGTGCCGACCTCGGCCAACATTTGGAAGCCTGCTTATCACGCCATCATGGGCGGGGCCATGAGCGGCGGGCATCGCCAGGTGCGCATGAAACTGTATGGCGACGTGGAACAGGATCAGCGCAGTGAGTTCAGCGCGGCGTATGAGCCGGACATTCATCTGTGCGACTGGAAGCAACTGCCTCGCACCGGCACGATTTACGAGGTGTTTGATCCCGCCGGGGCCAAGCCGTGGGCGATGGGCTGGTATCTGGTGGATGAGATGGAACGTGTGTGGATGATTCAGGAGTGGCCGTGTGAAAGCATCGAGATCAACGGTTGCTATCCGGGACCGTGGGCGGTGGTGAGCAGCGGCGACCGGCTAAATGGCGACGAAGGCCCGGCCTATGATTTGCGGCTGGGCTGGAGTTTGACGCGCTGGGCGCGGCAGATTTGGGAAGGGCGCAGGCGTATCGTGGAAATGATGGAGCGCACGGGCGCGGTCTGGGCGGGCGACACCGAAGAACGCAAGCTGAGCGAAAACGCCGAGCCGCAGCGCTACGCCATGCCAGGGCGCAGCATCATCGACTCGCGGTTTGCAGGCAGCAAGGTGGACAGCCCTGGAGGCGGCGAGCAAATCACCGTGCTAGAACGGCTGTTTGACGACGTTAACGGCGTGCTGTGCGAACCGGCGCAAGGTGTCAAGCTGGATGAAGGCAACCTGCTCATCGCGGACAAGCTGGCCGAGCGGCTGCTGGGAGAACCCGCGCTGCGGATCAACCGCGAATGCACCAACACGCAATTCATGCTGTTGAATTACACGCTGCCGGAATTTCGCGAGACGACAGCCAAGAAGGATGAAGCCTGCAAGGAGTGGCGGGATCTGCTGGCCTACCTGCTGCTGGCGCGGCCTGAATATCTCGATCCGCAATGGATGAAGCACTCCGGCGGCGGGAGCTATTGAAATTTTTTGACAAACCCACACACGACCATGACCACGACACCCACAAAGAAACCGGCAATGGAGCGACACACGGGAACGTATCTGCAATGGTGGCAGGTGCAGGACATTGCGGAGGAAGAGGGCGTGCCGATCAAGTCGGCGCGGGTGCTGCTGGGGCCGGGATCGGAGGCGAGAATTTACTTGAAGGGGCGGACTAAGCCGCTATACCTGCGGCGTGTCGTGCTGGTTCTCCTGGGTCTTTCACATGAAGTGAACGATCAGCGCAAGCTCTGATTTGCCCCCATGGACACCGACACCGAGAACGAAAGCCTGCACGACCTCGAAAACGAGGCGGTGAACGCAAGCACGAAGAAACCCAGCGTGGAGACGGTTAAGATCATTGACCAAGTGCAGAACCAGATGGGCGACCTCGGCGCATGGTTGGCCCAAGCTCGCAGCAATGAAGAAAACATGCTGGCGCTGTGGGACGGGCAGAGCGAGGACGGGCGCAAGTGGGGCAAAAATTATGCGCGTGAAGTCTTCCCCTGGGAAGGTGCGGCAGACACTCGCGTGCGGCTTATCGACGCGGCGGTGGATGAAACCAGCCAGCTCTGCATGATGGCATTCTTCAGCGCGAACCTGCGGGTGATGGCAATGGAAGCGGGCGACATCGACGCCGCTGGCCGGGTGCAAACGCTGCTGAACTACGAGGTGAAACAGCGGCTTAACTCCGAACTGTGGCGCGAAATGAATTTCCTCACGCAATGGACGCGGTTCTTTGGGCATGCGATCATTCACACCTCATGGAAACGTGAATTTACCACCGGCAGGGAGACGCTGACCGAGCAAGACCTGGCCGAACTGCTGGCAAGTGAAGGTCTGCTGCAACTGCAAGCTGAAACGGGCGCTGAGCCGGATGAACAGACGGCGGCACTGATCAGCGAAGCAAGCACAGCCGAGATCATGGACGCGCTGGAAAGCGGCGGACGTGGGGCGGAGTTGGAGGCGCTGATTTCGCGCCGTTACCCCATGCTGGGAGCCAAGCGCATCAAGCAAATCATCAAGGACATGCGGGCGGAAGGCGTGGCGGAGTTTCGCCTGCCGGTGGAGAAACCCGGCCGGCCGTGCGTTCGCGCCCTGACACCGGGCATTGATGTGATTTATCCGGCGTGGTGTGACGATGTGCGGGACGCGCCCTGGGTGGCGATGGTGTGCCGAATCGGGGAGCCGGAGCTTCGCGCCAAGGCCCGCACGGATGACTGGGACCCGGAGTTTGTCGATGCAATGCTGCAAGCAGGGCCTTCTCCGGTCATGGATGTGTCCATTCTGGAGCGCAACCTTTCGGCGCAGGTGAATCGCGTGCAGAATCGCGGTATTCGTGCGGCGCTGCAAAGCAGGCTGGATCATCCCGGCGACTGCTACGAGTATTTGCATGTTTATGTGAAGATGGTGGACGAGGACGGCATCGAAGGCATGCAGGAGATCGTCATGCGGCCCGACCTCAAGGACAAGCAGGGCCACATCATCCTGGCACTGGACCGGCTGAATGATTACTGGCACGAGGGCGGCTGTTTTGTCGATTTCCGCAGGGAATGGAAGACGCGCAGCCTGTGGCAGACTCGCGGGGAGCCGGAGCTGGCCAACACGGCGCAGTGGGAAGTCAAGAGTCTGCGGGATTCCCGCATGGACCGCACCAGTCTGGCGACCCTGCCACCGCTGCGGGTGAATCCGAAGCGCATTGCGGGTGGGTCGGGCAAGTGGGACATTAAACCGGGCATGAAGATTCCGAACGGGCCGAATGATGAAACGTCCTTCCTGACCGTGCCGGGGCTGGACGGTGGGAACATCGAGATGGAGGCGAGTATTCGGCGCGATCATTGCAACTTGCTGGGCTTGGAGCATGCCGAACTGCCGCAGGGAAAAATTCAGATTCACCGGCAGTGGATCGTGAACGGCTTCCTGATTCAATGCCGCGAGATGCTGCAACGCATCCTGGCACTGGATCAGCAATACATGAGTCCGGTGCAGGTGAGCCGCGTGATCGGCAGCGGGCCGATGCCTTACACCGTGACACGGGAAGAAATCGCCGGGCAGTATGATCTGGCCCTGCATTTCGACGTGCGCAGCCTGGACACCGACTATGTGAAAGAGCGCTGGGCGGCGATCAACGAAGCGCTGAACAGCGACCGCAGCGGGGCGCTCAATGACGTGGTGCTGACACGCTGGAAACTCGCCAGCATTGACCCGAACCTGGCCGACTTGGCGATGGTGGACATGCAGGCCAAGAACAAGAACGAAGTCGAAGAAGAACGCACCGCGCTGGCCAAGCTCATGCTCGGCATGGAAACCGTTCCGCCCGAAGGTGCCAACGCCCGCGTGCGGTTGGAAACGCTGCAAGGCGAGATCCAGCGCAACCCCAAAGCGGCGGCGCAGTATCAGCAAGATGCGATGTTCCAGGAGCAGGTGAATGCCCGGCTGTCCAAGTGGGAATTTGACCTCACGCAGATGGACAACGCCCGCATCGGAGCCACCGGCTGGCAGCCAGCGGCGAAAGCGCCGACTGCGAGCGAGCAACTGAGTGCGGGGATGGCGGAAGCCGCCTAAAGGCGGAACTACACAACAAAGAACAATGAACACTTGGACAACAGACCTGCCGACTGAGAGCGGCTTTTATTGGTGGCGCTGGGATGCGCAGGCGACTCCTGAAGTCGTGGAGTGGGAGCAAGATATGCAGTGGATCTGCCATTGTGGTAGCGAATTGAGAACCGAAGCATCCAAGCACACGGGTGAGTTTTGGCCGGTCAAACTCAAAACACCTCAATAGCGGGCAGGAGTGCCAGCGCTCTTTTCCAAACCATGAAAATCTTGATCGAAACCATCATCGAAGGCGGGCCGCTGACCGAGGAGCAATGCACCCAAGCGCTGGCGGGGCGGAAGGACACGCCGGAGATGCGGGCGGTGATGTCGCGGATAGAATACGCGATTGGCAAAGCGCGTGAGGACAGCGAGGCGCTGGGCCAAAAACCGCAAACACGAGATGAAGCCTGCGGCGCGGCGGTGCATCTGCGGCTGTTGCGCGAGGAGTTGAAGAACATGCTGGTGAGCGAGCGGCGGGTGGAATCCTGAAAGTTTGTTCGCTCTGTTCGTGTCCCGTTCGCTCCCGTTCGCTCCCTTGTGACGGCGGGGGATGGACATTTGATGCCCGAGGGGTGCAAGGTGTGTGTGCGCGGCATGGCTGCGCACCGCAACATGGCAAAAACCAAATCATCTCCCGTTCAAGAAGCTCCCGCACCCACGGTGCCGGAGCCTGTGGCGTCGGGACGCCGCAGTGAGTCGCTGGAACTCATCCAATCCGAGCAAACAGCCCTGGCTGAAGCTGAAGCAATGGCCGCTGAACTCGCTGGCATCGTCATGGACGAGCCGCAAGACGAAGCGCCTGTGAAAGCCTCGCCCGCCAAGACTGCGAAAGCCGAACCATCGACCCCGGAAATCCCTGAATCGGAATTTGACCCTGACGCTCCGGTGTTAGGTGAGGAAGACGAGGACGTGGAGGAGGGCGCGGCGGTTGAGACTGACGACGACGACGAAAGCGAAGACGAGAACCCCAAGGTGGAAGCGCTCAAGAAGGAGAACTTCAAGCAGCGGGAGAAAGCCCGCGAGCTGAAGGAAACCCTGGCGACGCTGCAAGCCGAGAAGGACAAACTCACCGAACAACTGAAGCAACTGGAGACGCAGCCCACAGGACTGCCAGATCTGGGCGCGTTTGCAGCGGTCAAGACGGAGCAGGACATTCTGGAGATCGAATCCAAGATGACCGGCACGGCGGACTGGCTGGAAGAGTTGCTGGACCAGGGACAGGACACCTACGAGCTGAAGAATGCGGCAGGCGAGTTGCAGGAGTATTCCCGCGCAGACCTGCGCAAGATCCAGCGCGAGACGAAAGGCCAGCTCAAACTGGCGGATCGGGCGCGCAGTGCGCTGAAGGTGGCGGCTGAGAGCGAAAGCCTCGCCCGCAAGAAATACCCGTTCGTGTTCAACAGCAAAAGCCCGCACAACGGGCTGGTGCTGGATCTGGTGAAGGAAACCCCGGCGCTCAATGCGCTGCCGAACAAAGCTGTGATCCTGGGCCGCCTGGCCGTGGGGAAACTGGTGGAGTCGGGTGGGTATGCGCTCGTCAAGATCGGTGCCAAGCCTGCGACGGCGGCACCCTCCAAAGTCGTGACCAAGACAGTCTCAACCACCACGCCCCCACCACGGCGCACCAGTGCGCAGCGGGTGAACGAAGGCACGCTGGACCGGCTGGCCCGTGGCGACAGCAACGCGGCGATGGATGCCGCGATGGCGTTGCTCGACGGGCAGGAAATCTAACTCACCAACACCCAACAATTTAAGGAACCTAACTCTATGGCTCAAACATTTGATCGCTCGCAAACGGGCAAACGCGAATCGCTTTCCGACATCATCGCGGTAGTCGATGCGAAGAAGACACCGCTAGTTTCATCCATCAGCAAAGGCAGCGACCCTGCCAACTCCCTCATGCAATGGCAGGCCGACGCCTACGCCGCCCCGCAAGCCGGTGGCATCGTGGACGGCTCCGACGTGAGCACCACGGAGGACGCGGCTGAGAACCGCCGCATCCTCTCCAACTACACCGAGGAGTTCCGCCGCACCCCCAAGGTGTCCAAGCGTGCCAACCTCTCCAATGTGGCCGGCATCGGACTCAAGCAGGAAATGGCGAAGGCCATTGTAAAGAAACAGTTCGAGGCAAAACGTGATGTGGAGGTCGCAATTTCTAGCGACAACGTGGCAAGGGCAGATGATGGAAGTTTGGGATACCGTGGTCATGGCCTCGGTAGCTGGATCAAAGCCACGGCGCAGACCGTGCTGCCGGTGGATTCCGCGTTCCTCACGCCGTCCGCCTCCATCGACACCACCGCCATGGCTTCCCTCACCACGGCGCTGGTCAATGGCGTCATGGAAAGCCAATACGGGCAGGTTGGTTCTGAAACCACTTACATGCTTGTGTGCGGCACCTCGCTGAAGAAGCAGTTCACCAAGATGGTAGGCTACCAGCCCGACCTCGCCAGCAACACCGCCATCAAGCGCACCAGCCGTGGCGATGAAGGCAAGTGGATGGACAACATCCAGGTCTTCACCGGCGATTTCGGCACCTACGAACTGGTGTTGAGCAACTGGCTGGGCTGGAACTACACAACCAGCGCCAACAGCAGCTATCGCGGCTATGCCCTCGACATGGACATGCTGGAACTGCGCTATCAGCAGCCGTTCAAGTATGAACCGCTGCCGAATCTCGGCGGCGGACCTCGTGGCGTGATCAGCGCCATTGTGGGGCTTGTCTGCAAGAACCCCAAGGGCCTCGGCAAATTCGCTGCCACCTCCTAGTAGGTGACGGATCAGGGGGCCGCGCATCCTACCAACGCGGACACAACAACATTTCCAAACTCAATTCTGAAAGGCTAACACTATGGCTGACCAAGCAGTAACACTCGCAACCGCCACTTCCGCAACGAATGGCAAACTCCTCACCCGCCTTTCGGCGGAGCAGACCCGCGAAACGGGTTTCACCCATCGCTGGCGCATCCCGTTTGACGTGCTCAACAACGCAAGCTGGACGACGCAGGGCGACACCGTCACCGTCACCCTCGGCAGCACGCCCACGAAATTCCTCGTGAGCAAAGCCGCCGCCGACATCCGCACCGCGTTTGCCACCACCGGCACGCTCACCCTTCAGGTGGGCACCGATGGCGACCCGGACAACTTCATTGACGCACAAACCGCCAAGACCGCCGCTGTGATCATCGGCGCGTCCGGTGCCGTGCCCGTCACGGAAGCGGGCACGGTGGGCATCGCCAGCGACGTGCTCACGGCGACGTTCACCACGCAGAGTGCGACCGGCGCGCCTGCGGACATCACCGCTGGCAGCGTGGACATCTACCTCGCGGTCATCGACCTCACCAACGCCAACTAATCCTGGCGCTCATCCCCTTTGCCGGGAGACCGGCATGACACCTGGGGCGTGTCGGCTGCTTAGTCATGTGGGCAGCAGGCACGTTCCAGGGGTGGGGTTAGTTTTAAGCACATGAACTGAAGCGGACAGGAGTGTCCGCGCTCCCTTCTCAAATGGCTGCTGTTGAACACGAATCTTTCCTGGAGTCTCTGGCTGTGGCCGGGGGCAACGAACTGCTGCAAGCCGTGGAGGCGGAGTTTCGCCTGGGCTGGGAACGCGAGAAGGTGGCGTGTGAGATGGAAGTTAACCGACTGAGCGAAGTGAGCGACCGCCTGCAAACCGCAGCGGTGGATGGCGTGGGCTTCATGGCGGCCGAGATTCCAGCGGCGTCTTACTACCACTGGATCAAGGAAGGCCAGAAGCGTGGCGAGAAGCACATCTGGCGGCATGCCGAGTTTCGCGAAGATTACCTGAAAAAGCATCCGCAGTGCCGAGGCCGCTACCGCAGCGCCAAACCGCGCACCGGCTGGACACCGAGCACGCCGCCGGTGAACAAGATCAGCGCTGGCGGCATCTTCCGCGCTTCCAAGTATGAACGCATCACGCGGGAGGCTGTGGCATGAACACGGTGAGCTACACCAGCCTGCAAAACGGCATTTTGCGCAACATCAACGTGGACCCCACGAACAGCACCGTGACCACCACGCGGCTGAAAGCCGACGTGGCCGAGATGGTGACGCAGGCCATGGACAACGCCTGGCACTGGTGCATGGACGGCTGGCCGGAACTGCGCAAGACACTCTCACGCACGTCGGTGGCGAGCATTATTTCCCTGGCACGCGGCACCAGCATTGACCCCATCGGCCAGGTGCTCAACGTGACCGAGCGCCATCCGTGGACCAGCGTGAACCCCGGCCCGGTGCCCTTTGCGGTGACGGGCGACGGCATCGTGCTGAATGACGACGTGGGCAGCACGGCCACGGTTTATGTGTCCTATCTCAAACCCGCGCCCAAATACACCGCCACCGACTGGGTGACGGCCACCTCGTATGTGGTCGGGGATCTGGTGCAAAGCGGCGGCTACTGCTATGAATGCCTGACCGCTCACACCAGCGGCACCTTTGCCACCGACCTGGCAGCGGCCAAATGGGAAGTGCAGGACGTGCCTGCTTTCTTGAGCACGCCGATCAAGACCGCCGTGACCGCCGCCCTGCGCGAGACGCAGGGCCAGACGCAGCGCATGCAGGTGCTCGACCAGGTGCTGGAGCGCCAACTTAACACCGTGGCAGAACGCTACGACTTCAGCCGCACCGGCGGCGCTCAGCGCGTGACCAGCGGCGGCTATAATTAAACTTTTCCTAACCCCACCCCTTATGCAAAACGCAATCGACCTCAACGGAAACGCCGGAGCCTGCCAGGGCGTCGTCATCGAATCCGGCACCACCGCCGTGACGGGTAACTTTTACGCCATTCAGGTGCTCGTGGCCGCCACGTTTACCACCTTCACCGAAAACGCCGCCAGTGGCGATGCCATGACCGGCTTCGCCGTTCCTGCCGGCACGATGCTTTACAACGGCAAAGGCATCACCGCTTTCACCATGAGCAGCGGCACCGTGCGGGCCTACAATCGCAACGCCTGATTCTGAATGCACCTCGGACTTTCCATGACTTTGGCTGGCAGCAGCATGGGCAGCGGCATCCCGGCGCTGCCTGCTGGAGCGACGGCGCGCTGGAACGTGCTGGCATCCACGGGGGCGGATGGGGATTTACTCTCCTCTGTTTCTGACCTCATTGGCAGCAATACGGCAACAGCGGCAGGGAGTGCGAGGCCGACGCTCAAGACCGGGGCCAATGGGTTGAATGGCCTGCCGGTGATGCGGTTTAATGGGGTGGCGAATGTGCTTGCCCTCACCACGGCGGTTTTACCGCAGAACTTCACTTTCGTTGCTGTCTCTAAAAGGATTGGCACTTACTCCATTACCTTTGGCGGGACGGACTTTTACCCAGCTTTGATTCACGGAGCAACCTCCATAGAAATCGGCAACAACCGATGTTTTGGCGGGGTAGGAGGCTATGCTAACACTTCACCATCGGGCCTGGGAACGACATGGCAAATTGTAGCGGCTGCCTGGAGCGGAGCCGCTCCTCAAAGCCCGTTGTATGCTAACGGTAACAGTTCAAATCTAGGAGCAGTCACTGCTTATGGAAACGCCACAGGGTTAAGCCGCATTGGAAAAACCGCTTCAATCTTTGGAAGCTGTGACATCGCAGATATGGTGATGTGGCAACGGGCTTTGACCAGTCAAGAACTGCAAGACGCGAGCGCCCACCTTAACAGCATTTGGGGAGGGGTTTACTGATGCCCTACGCCGTTGTCATTATCGCCTCCGATCACCTCGAAAGCGCACGAGCTTTAGCTGAGGGCGAGTTTGGACTTCCTGCTGATGTGGCTGCTCAGGAGTTTGTGCCTGCTGGATCACCCACGGGCTCACTTCCTGCCACACACTACTGGCTAGCCACGAGGTTCACTGACGAGTCGTTCGCCAAGTTGAAGCAACTCGAAACCGTCGTCGGCTGGGCAAAGGTTGTCGCCTACGACCTCGACACCGAGCCGTTGAAACCGTGGGAAATCCTCGCGGAGATGGGGCAGCAACCTTTGAACTCAAACGTGCCATGAGCGAAGAAACCTCCCACCACTTTGACACCGTGATCAGCCGACTGGAAAAGCTCGGCAAGCTGCTCATCACAGCATTGGTCTTGATCATGAGCGGCGCGGTGTGGGCGGCGCGGATCGAGTGGCGGCTGGGTGAGGCGGAGCATGTGGGATTTCAACTGAAACCGCGTGTCGAACAGCATGACCGGCAGATATCCACGATTGAAGGCAGGCTGCACGGCATCGCCAGTCATATCGGGCGCGTGCCGGGCGAGGTGGCCACCAAACTTCACCTTCAGGAGGCGGAGTGCGGTAATCCTTGATCCGCAGATTTCGCAGATTCCAAACCGATTTTCCAAACCCATGAAGACACTGCTTTTGCTCGCTGCTTTGCTGCTGAGTTCCTGCGCTGGGAACATTGCGGGGCTGACACTGCAAGAGCGGATCAAGCTCTATGGCATCGCGGCGGGGTTTTATG